TGGTGAACTGGGATGGAGATATCGAGATGAGTGGAATTAATGAAGTTAACAAAGTTGATGATCTAGTAACCGATACCAGCAAACTTAAAGAGTTTGGTAAAAATAAAAAATTAAATATTAGAGACAGGTTAAAGGCTGAGCAGAAAAACAAATATCAAAAAAAATTAGAAACAGACACAAGGGAACAAATCGACTATATAGAAAAGAAGCAGGGTTCTCGTGCTATAGAGGATTATGTTAAAGAAGCAGCAGAGAGAGGTGATCTCCATAGAGGTGCTGACGTAGAGAGTATAGGAGAACATCTTCCTACAAAAACGAAAAAAGCATCCGGTGGCCGTGTATCCTATTTTGATGGTGGAATTGTGAGTTTAAAAAAGAAATGGTAAAAGAAAATCCAACCCTTGTAAAAAACATGAAACATGTTAAATGGAAAGCAATACCCCCTTTGAAAGGACCCAATCCTGAGGGGTTGATTAAAGATAAAAAACAAGATAAACTAATACAGGAGAAAAAATATGGCAGATATTGATAAAGGTCTCCCTAATGTTAAACGTCCCGAAGACGAAGTTGTTACAGAAAATTTTGCGGAAGTTGATATTGCGGAAAAATTAGGAAAAGGTCCAGTAGAAATTACAGAAGACGAAGCGGGAGCAACTATCGATTTTGATCCCAATCAAGTAAAGATGCCGGAAGGCGGAGATCCTTTTGCCAATCTCAATGATTTATTACCGGAAGACATTACAGACAAAATTGGAAATCAATTACAAAACGATTATAGAGAATATAAATTTTCACGTGGCGATTGGGAGAGAGCTTACATTGTAGGTTTAGATCTTTTAGGATTTAAATACGATAATAGAACTCAACCCTTCCAAGGAGCATCCGGTGCAACTCATCCCGTGCTTGCTGAAGCCGTTACTCAATTTCAAGCCTTAGCTTATAAAGAATTATTACCCGCAGATGGACCGGTAAGAACCATGGTCATGGGTGCGTCGAACCCGATGAAAGAACAACAGTCTCAAAGAGTAAAAAATTTCATGAACTATCAATTGATGGATCAAATGAAAGAATACGAGCCTGAGTTTGATCAAATGTTATTTTATTTACCACTATCTGGTTCTACATTTAAAAAAGTTTATTATGACGATTTACTGGGACGAGCTGTATCAAAGTTTGTTCCTGCAGATGATCTCGTTGTTCCGTATACGGCTACCTCATTAGACGATGCGGAAGCGGTCATCCATGTATTAAAAATTTCCGAAAATGACTTGCGTAAGCAACAAGTCGCGGGATTTTATTCTGATATTGAACTCACTAAACCTCAAGGCACCATTACTAATGAGCTTAAAGAAAAAGAGAGAGAATTAGAAGGAGTTACAAAATCCCAAAGAGTCGAACCTATGTATACCGTTCTAGAATGCCACGTTAATCTAGACCTAGAAGGATTCGAAGATGTTGGTTCTGACGGAGAACCGACCGGAATAAAATTACCTTACATCGTAACCATCGAGGAAGGTAGTAGGAAAGTTTTGTCTATTAGACGAAACTTTGCGCCCAATGATCCCAAGAAAATTAAAATCCAATATTTTGTCCATTTCAAATTTCTGCCTGGACTAGGATTTTATGGCCTTGGACTCATTCACATGATTGGCGGTTTAAGCAGAACTGCAACAGCTGCACTCCGCCAATTACTAGATGCTGGAACTTTATCAAACTTACCAGCCGGATTTAAACAAAGAGGTGTCAGAGTAAAAGATGACGCCGCTAACATACAACCTGGAGAATTTAAAGATGTTGACACTCCGGGTGGTAATCTAAAAGATGCTTTTGTATTCTTACCTTATAAAGAACCATCGCAAACGTTATTGCAATTGATGGGAATCGTAGTGCAAGCAGGACAAAGATTCGCGTCCATTGCTGACATGCAGGTCGGGGACGGGAATCAACAGGCCGCTGTTGGTACGACCGTGGCTCTTTTAGAACGTGGTTCAAGAGTAATGTCAGCAATCCATAAAAGATTATACGTAGCTTTAAAACAAGAATTTAAATTACTAGCAAAAGTATTTGCTCAGTATCTGCCCCCTGAATATCCTTATGATGTGGTGGGTGCAGCCAGAAACGTTAAACAAACAGATTTTGATGACAAGGTGGATATTCTACCTGTTGCAGACCCTAATATATTTTCAATGTCTCAAAGAATTTCAATGGCTCAAACTCAATTACAATTAGCTCAATCCAATCCACAAATGCACAATATGTATATGGCCTATAGAAATATGTACTCCGCGATAGGTGTTAAAGATATTGATAGAGTTTTACCTCCTCCTCCGCCTAATCAACCAAAAGATCCGGCGATCGAACACATTGATGCTTTGGCACAGAAACCCTTTCAAGCGTTTCCAGGTCAAGATCACAGGGCTCATGTAACAGCACACTTATTTTTTATGGCTACTAACTTTGTTAGAAATAATCCAAGTGTAACCGCTTCCTTAGAGAAAAATGTATTAGAGCACATTTCTTTAATGGCTCAGGAACAGGTTCAATTAGAATTCCAACAAGAAATGCAAATGTTGCCACAGATGCAACAACAAGCTACTCAGAACCCGCAGATGCAACAACAGTTTCAACAAATCTCTCAAAAGATAGAAGCTAGAAAAGCCGTATTAATTGCAGATATGACCGAAGAGTTTATGAAGGAAGAAAAAACCATTACTTCTCAGTTCGATCATGATCCATTACTTAAATTGAAACAAAGAGAAGTTGACCTTAAAGCAATGGAAGAAGAACGTAAAATTAAAGAAGATGATGCTAGAATTAATTTGGATAAAACTAAATTTTTAAAAGGTCAGCAAATCGCTGAAGAAAAATTAGAACAAAATGAAGAATTAGCTCATTTAAGAGCCGATACGTCAATTGAGAAATCATTGATATCTGCGGATGTTAAGTTGACTTCAGATCAAATGAAGGCTAGAGACGTTAAAACCTTGAAAGGTCCGCGTAGTTAGGGTATAAAAAATTAGGAGAAAAATATGAAAATAACAAGACCAGTCGGAGTAAAAAAAGATGGTTACGCTAGTGGCGGAGTTGATGTAAAAATTCCTTCTCAGAATATTCATTTAGATCCAAGATCTCAAACGAGTATTAGAGGAAGAAGCTATATTGCTCAAGGCGACACGGTAACGGTTAAAGGTACGAAGACTAGAAAACCTGTAAAAGCTACTTGGTTCTAATATGTGGTTTGGAGCAATTAAGCTCGCTTTAAATGCGGGAACGCACATTTACAAAAAGCGTCAAGAGACAAAGATGGCTATGGCGGATGCACAACATATGCATGCGCGAAAGATGGCCAGCGGTGAGGAAACTTACCAAGGCAAACTTTTAGAAGCCCGGCAAAACGATTATAAGGACGAGGTCGTTCTTTGCATTTTAACGCTCCCGATAATTGTGCTTGCCTGGGGAGTCTGGTCAGACGATCCGGCGGCTATGACCAAGATAAATCTTTTCTTCGAACATTTCAAAGCGCTTCCCTCGTGGTTTACAAATTTATGGATTTTAGTATGCGCCAGCATATTTGGCATAAAGGGCACACAAATATTTCGTGGTGGTAAGAAATAAGAAAGGAGATAAAAATGAGTATAAACGGAAAAGTTAAATGGTTTAATTCAACTAAAGGTTATGGTTTCATTGCAAGAGATGACAAAGAAAAAGATGTTTTTGTACATTCGTCAGCAGCTAGAGCCGCAAACTTAGATTTAAAGGAAGGCGATGCGCTAACCTTTGAAGTTGAGAACGGCGATAAAGGACCTTCTGCAGTTAATTTGCAGTTGGAATAAAAGGTAAAAAAAACTAGACATAGGTAATTAAAATCAATATAAATAATTAAGGAGAAAATTATGAGAAACGATTTTGGAAGTAGACCCTACAAAGTAAGATTCCCGTACAAAGGCGGAAAAACTGCTAAGACTCAAGGATACAACGATAGACTTGATGAATCTTTGGGTGCAAGAGATGGTAAAAAATCTCAAAGCTTTAAAGACAGAAGAGACGAATCTAAAGGTGCTGAAAAAGCAGTTGGTAAAAAAGCGTACTCTGCTGTTTCAACAATGGATAAATAACCATGGGCTGGAAAGATAAAGTCGTAAGATCAGTCTGGGGTGCCATTAAACCTGCAACTAAACCTAAGGGAGTTTTTTCTAAAACAACTCCTGATAAATCAAAATTAGATTTACTTAAAAGCGAAGGTAAAATTTTAACACACAAAGCAAAAGGTGCTACTAAACTAGCCAAAGATGTAAAAGCGAACCCTCATGTGTTTAAAGAAGGTACCGCTTTTAAAGAAGGTCGTGGTAAATTTGGTTTTAATAAACCTAGTGGTAAAAAATAATGAGCAAATGGACTAGAGCAAATCCATTAGCAGCAGTATCAGGCTACAAGGTTCCTCAAGGACATTTTGCCAATGGTTACACGAATGGTGGTGACAGAGTTAATTTTAAAGTTGGTGGAAGAGTTGCTTTAAAAGAAGGTTCTAAGAAGATGGCTAAGAAAAAATGAATATATTTAAAAAATTATGGAACTTCCTATTTGGGAAGCAAGAAGAATCAGTAGTTTTAGAAGAAACTGCTTCAAAAGAATCAGTTCAACACTGCGGATCTCATTTGAGATTTAGAAAACATTGCCCCGACTGCTTAAGAGTAGTTGCTTTAATATAATATGGAACCAGAACAAATCCTTTACAAACTTCAAAGAGCAGTAGAAAGACGCGTCAATGCATTGGCTATTTCCGTGACGTCCGGAGGGGTTGACAGTATGGAAACATATAAGTATATAATAGGACAAATTAATGCATTGGAATCAGTGCGACAGGAAATCTCTAACCTGCAACATGATAAGGAGCTAAATGGAAAATCAGGAACCGTTATCGACCTCAACAAAGGTCTCAAAGATCCAACTTCCAAATAAGGAATTGTTGGGAGTAAAAAAATTAAAACCAAAAGAAATTACTAAAGAAACTACAAAATTACCTAAACCCACCGGTTGGAGAATATTAGTTTTACCTTTCAGGATGAAAGAAAAAACTGATGCAGGACTTTTAATCGGCACAGAAACTATTGATCGACAACAAGTGGCCTCACAGTGTGGAAACATACTTGCGATGGGAGATGCTTGTTATCAGGATAAAGAACGATATCCTTCAGGTCCGTGGTGCAAGGTTGGTGATTGGGTGGTCTTTGCACGTTATGCGGGATCACGTATCGAAATCGAAGGAGGAGAGGTTCGTCTTCTTAATGATGACGAAATTTTAGCAACCGTACAGGATCCAACAGATATCCTGCACAAATATTAACCATAGGAGGAAACTATGCCAGACGTAGAAGAAAAAGTAAAATCCAGTGAAAAACTGGTCGATATAGATACATCGGGTCCTGAAAAAGAGGTAGCAGTAGAAGAAGTAAAAGAAGAAGCTGTTGTCGAAACCAAGGACGAAGAACCACGAATCACGGAAGTGGAAAAAGAAGCACCACAAGATGATTCTAAATTAGAAGATTATAGTAAAGGCGTTCAATCACGTATTTCTAAACTCACAAGAAAAATGAGAGAAGCAGAACGTAGAGAAGCAGCCGCTACTGAATATGCTTCTTCTTTAGAACAAGCAAGAAGGGTTGATCAGGATAGATTTCAAAAAGTTGATTCTGCTTATACGAAAAAATTTGAGGATAGTATTAAAACCGGAATGGATTCTGCGCAAACAGAGTTAGCGCGTGCCATTGAAGCGGGTGATGCGAAAGCTCAAGTTGACGCAAACAAAAGAATTGCTACTCTTGCATTTGATAATGCAAAATTAGAGCAACGAAAAGAAAGCGCTTCTCAAGAGAAACCCGTTCAACTTTCTGACGGCGGAAATCTACCGAAGGAGACACCACGATCGCTTCCTGAAGCAGATCCACAAGCTGAAGATTGGGCTGCTAGAAATAAATGGTTCGGACAAAATAGAGCCATGACATTTACTGCGTTCGAAATTCATAAGGATTTAGTAGAAAAAGAAGGATTTGATCCCAAGTCCAATGAATACTATGTAGAAATAGATAAAAGAATTAAAGTTGACTTTCCGCATAAATTTGGTACTAATGAGATTAATACGTCCAGACCCGTTCAGTCGGTGGCTTCTGCAAACAGAAGTGTAAAACAAGGACGCAAAACTGTGAGACTCACTTCTTCACAGGTGCACATTGCAAAAAAATTAGGAGTGCCACTCGAAGAGTATGCAAAACAATTAAAACTCACGGAAGGAGCATAAGCATATGAAACAAGACGAAAAAAAAATAACTTCTCGTGCGGCTGAGACTCGGACAAAAACTGAACGTCCTAAAGAGTACAAGCCACCATCCTCTCTGGATGCACCAGCGCCACCTGACGGTTTTAGACACCGTTGGATTAGAGCTGAATCACAGGGTTTCATTGACGGTAAAAATATTTACGGAAGATTGAGATCTGGTTATGAGTTGGTGAGAGCCGACGAATATTCTGATTCAGATTATCCTGTCATAACTGACGGAAAA